TTTAGTCATTGACGCAATCGGTGAGTGGGACACTATGTCTATCTGGCGGTGCAAAAATGATAGTATGAAGAAAATCTTGACTTGGAAGTATCCACATTCCCTTGGTCTTCTATACTCAGCAATCACACAACGTATAGGTCTAAAACCCAATGAAGATGAATATATCACGATGGGTATGGCTGCATTTGGTGAACCTAAGTATAATTTAGAGAATCTATTGTGGGAAAACAACCACAGGGGTGTTGGTAACATTTACCCAGAAGCACGTTCAGAAGACCTCGCAGCGTCCATACAAGACCTCTACGAGAGGGAACTACTTAAACTGGTAGGGTTATGTCCCCATAAAAACTTAGTCATCATGGGCGGGTGTGCGTTGAACTGTGTTGCGAACTCAAAGATCAAGAATAAGAATATATGGATTATGCCATCACCCGGCGATGCTGGTAGTGCGTTGGGTGCTGCTGCGCTGGTTCTTAAAAAGAAGTTGAAGTGGAATTATCCCTATCTTGGAACTTTTATTGGTCGTGGTGTTAACTCACAAGAGGTAGTGAGAGAACTATTGAAAAACAAAGTTTGTGGAGTTGCAAACGGTAGGGCAGAGTTTGGGCCAAGAGCGTTAGGTAATCGTTCATTACTTGGTGACCCTCGTTATGACATCAAAGATACGGTGAATGGTATCAAGAGAAGACAGAAGTTCCGTCCCTTTGCACCAGCTATTCTGGAAGAGTATGCAGACGAATACTTTGAAGGACCAATGAACGAGTATATGCAGTTTGTTGCAAAGGCAAAACATGATTATACATCAGTGACTCATGTAGATGGCACTGCTAGAGTACAGGTCGTAAAGAAAGATTGTGGTTCTATAATCCGTTCAATTCTTGAAGAGTGGTATGGTGAAACAGGTTGTCCGATGCTTCTGAACACATCCCTAAATATAAAGGGTATGCCGATAGTGGATACTTGGGATGATGCAATGGAGTTTTCAAAATTATATAATGTTAAAGTCTTCTAGAAAAAAACTGATTGCTATTGGCTGTAGTTTTACTGAACACAATTTACGTTCAGATAGCAGTCCTGATATAGACCATGATTTTCCAAGGTGGCCACAACATCTTGCTGATAAACTTGATATGGAATGTGTTAATCTTGGGCAGTGTGGTTCTGGTAATAAACAAATTCTATCTAAAATTATCAATACAGTTTTAACAGAAAAAAATATCGGTATTGTGGTAGTAATGTGGAGTCAATTTCAGAGATTAGATTTTGAATATAGTTCAACCGAATGGATGCAGATCAATCTAGATTTAGATATAGACCATTTAGATGATACGCATGAATTTAAGTTAACTAAATCTCTGAGGGATTATAAACAAAAGAATTTCAAAGAATTGCACAATCCACATTCTGCTATTCAAGATGCGTTAAGAACTTTTATACTTGCAGAAAATTTACTCAAGGATATTCCCCATCTATATATTCAAGGACCAGATGCTGTTTCCTTTTATAGAACAAAAAAATTATTAACAGATGATAACTACCGTGAGAGTAAAAAGAAAAGGGTGTATACAGGAACGTTCTTCTATCCAACCTCTATAATCAAATTATTTTTTTTAAGTTCATATTTTGATTATGTTGAAAAAAATTTATCAGAAAAATTTATAGGTTGGCCAATAATGCAAGAACTGGGTGGATATTCTGTAACTAATATATTAGATAAGCTTGACCCAGAAAGAACCCAACTAAGAATTTCTAAAGAAGATAAACATCCCAATGCTGAAGGTCATAAGATTATAGCACAGGAGATATATAATGCGTATGAAAAGGTTTATATATAATGTCTAGAAAAAAACTGATTGCTATTGGCTGTAGTTTCACCAGAGATATATTGTCATTTTCTCATGTATCCCGTGGAGTTTTCGAAAACTCCTCGCGTGGAGTTTTCAAACCCGGCTACGATTTTCCTGTATGGCCAACTCTCCTTGCTGATAAACTTGATATGGATTGTCTTAACCTTGGCCGCGGCGGCATGGGTAATGATTATATTTCAGCAAAACTTGTTGATACGGTCTTATCAGAAAAAAAAGAAGATATTGGTCTTGTAGTTTTGATGTGGAGTGGGTGGCAGAGGATAGATTATCAAGATATAGACGGTGTGTGGGAAAAGATGGTCAGAAGGGGGGATGCCTGGAATAATAATTTGAAATATAATAATGCACATAATGCAACTACGAAATCCCTTAGATATTTTTTAATGTCACAAATGCTATTAAAGGATATTCCTTATCTTATGATACAAGGTGTTGATGTCCAATACAAACTTGCTGCCGAACAGGGGATTGCCTATGCCCAGTACAATCTGGGACTGATGTACGAGAACGGAGATGGTGTTTCACAGGATTATAAAACTGCGGTGAAGTGGTACAGACTTTCTGCTGAACAGGGGAATGCCTCTGCCCAGACCAGTCTGGGTGTGATGTACGCCAACGGAAAAGGTGTTCTCCAAGATTATAAGACTGCGCTGAAGTGGTGGAGACTTTCTGCTGAACAGGGGGATGCTCGTGCCCAGATGAAACTGGGTTGGATGTACGCCGACGGACAAGGTGTTCTCCAAGATTATAAGACTGCGGTGAAGTGGTGGAGACTTTCTGCCGAACAGGGGTATGTTACTGCCGAGTTGAAGTGGCCACAGATATTTCTAAATTCTAAAATCTTTGATGAAATAGACGAAAAGAAGTTTATAGGTTGGCCAATAATGCGAGAGATTGGTGGATATAATGTAATAGATATGTTAGATAAACTTGACCCAGAAAGAACCCAACTAAGAATTTCTAAAGAAGATCATCATCCCAATGCTGAAGGTCATAAGATTATAGCACAGGAGATATATAATGCGTATGAAAAGGTTTATATATAATGTCTAGAAAAAAACTGATTGCTATTGGCTGTAGTTTTACTGAACATGCACAACGAGATATAAATTACAAAAAGATATATCCTTTTGATGTCTGGCCTCAACATCTTGCTGATAAACTTGATATGGAATGTGTTAATCTTGCCCGCGGCGGCATGGGTAATGAGTATATTTCAGCAAAACTTGTTGATACGGTCTTATCAGAAAAAAAAGAAGATATTGGTCTTGTAGTTTTGATGTGGAGTGGGTGGCAAAGAATGGATTTTAATTATAACCCGAATCGTAATATCTTACATGATGTTAAATCTGGTTGGGTTGGTTTATTTCCTCATAAAGATAACTCTAGCACTGAAGTATATCCTATGAATCGTGAAGGAAGAATTGTTCTCTTAAAATATAATAATACTGTATCTGTAACTATGAAATCCCTTAGACACTTCTTAATAGCACAAAAATTATTAGAAGATATTCCTTATCTTATGATACAAGGTGTCCACCCCATTAGTGGCCTCGTCGGGCGGCAGCGCCAAGAACTGGGGAGCCTCTGGATGCAGACATTTCTAAATTCTAAAATCTTTGATGAAATAGACGAAAAGAAGTTTATAGGTTGGCCAATAATGCAAGAACTGGGTGGATATTCTGTAACTAATATGTTAGATAAACTTGACCCAGAAAGAACCCAACTAAGAATTTCTAAAGAAAATAGTCATCCTAGTGGTGAAGGTCATAAGATTATAGCACAGGAGATATATAATGCGTATGAAAAAATTTATATATAGGTTACGTCTTTTCTTTTCCCGATTTAAGAAGAGGCGATACTATGAGGAAGAAGAATTTGTATATGAACAAGATGATGAATAATATATTTATGGTGATTGGGAGATGACTCACAAACAGATTACAAATTGGTGTAGAAAAAATGATATATGGTATCTTAAAATCGATATAGAGATACCAGAGGTTTGTATTCAAGAAGCACAAGCTGTCTATGATGAGGGTTTCTTTGTCGATCATAGATACGGTGATGGCCTCGGATGGCGGTCAGCATCTATTCATAGTTTTGTGGAGAAAGGTTCTGACCCATCGATGGGATGGTATCACACAAAAAATCCAGATGGTCATGGTTTGTCTGAGAATGATGTTGATTGGGGATGGACAGAGATTGCAGAGGTCGCACCAGAGACTAAAAGATGGTTGGAAGATTTTCCACACAAAGAAAATTCCTATAGACGTTTACGGTTTATGTTATTAGAACCCGGCGGGGCTATTGTAGACCATAATGACTCCAATGAAAAAAGAGATAGAGAAGGAAGAACTAGAAATATTGCGGGGGCAATAAATCTTGCATTCTATCAACCAGAGAATTGTTATCTGAGGCGCACAGATACAAAAGAAGAACTGCCGTTTGAAAACTGCACTGGCTTCTGGTTTGACAATGGCGTAAATCACGAAGCATTAAACATCTCAAATGAGAATAGATATCACTTCATCATGCATGGAGGTTTTAATAAGGAACGTGAAAAACTCATGAGACAATCATTAGTTAAACAATTTGGAAAAGATGTGTTGAGAGAAATTGATAACCAAAAAACTTGAAGAATATGATATGAATTCTATAGTTTTAGACAAAACCATTTAGAACATTTCAATGGTAAATTTTACTAGAAAAAGATTATAAATATAAATAGTAAAGGGACTATTAGGAGAATTAAACAAACTAGGATTGATTTACCAAGCATTACCCACTAAACCTCATAATTAATCTATTACTATGATATCCATTATCGCAATAAAAGAAATCTTATAAATATATAAAAAAGGATATCTTCATGGCCATTCCTATATCTAAGTCAACATTTAAAGATTATTGTTTCAGAGCATTGGGTTCTGGTGTTATCGATATTAACGTATCTGATGATCAGGCAGATGACCGCATCGATGAGGCGTTACAATACTTCTCTCAGTATCACTATGATGGTATTGAGAAGATGTATCTTAAACATCTTATTACAGAAGCAGATGTTGCTCGTGGAATTGCAAATGCAACCTCAACTGGAACCGATACAGTAGACAGTTCTGTAACTGCAACATTCTTAGAGGGTACAAATTATATTCCGATGCCTTCTGCCGTTGTGTCAGTAATACAGGTCTGGCCATTCACTGGTACGGGTGGTGGTGCTAATATGTTTGATATTAAGTACCAATTGCGTCTTAATGATTTATATGACCTATCTTCTACTTCTGTTATTCAATATCAAATGGCAATGGACAACCTTGACCTTCTAGAACACATCCTTGTTGGTGAAACACCAATTCGATTTAACCAACACCAGAACCGTCTATACATTGATGGGGATTGGACGAATGACTTTGTTGCTGGTGAGGACTATATCATTGCAGAATGTTATCGCAAAATAGACCCAACAACTTACACAGATATTTTTGATGACATCTTCCTCAAGAGGTATGCAACTGCCCTGATTAAACAGCAGTGGGGAGCAAACCTATCTAAGTTTAGTGGTGTTGCAATGCTTGGTGGTGTTACTATGAATGGTGAAACTATCTATTCACAAGCACAGGAAGAGATTAATAAGCTAGAAGAACAAATTCAGCTCACTTTTGAGTTACCAGTCAATTACATGATAGGATAATTCATGGCAGTAAATAAACATTTTCACACAAGTGGCGTTGCTGCCATTTCAACTGAACAAAATCTATATGCTGATTTGGTTGCAGAGGCTATTCAGATTCATGGCCATGACGTATATTATCTTGACCGCACACTTGTTGCAGAGGATACTGTTCTTGGTGAAGACTCTCTATCAAAGTTTAACACTCAGTCTCTTATCGAAATGTATATGGAAGATTCTGGAGGTGGTTTTGCTGGTGAAAAAGAGTTGATGTCACAGTTTGGGTTACAAAATCTTAGTGAAGCAACCTTCGTTGTGAGTAAGACAAGATTTCAAGAGAAGACTAAACAGATTCAGATTGAGGCTGGAACAGACTCAACATCATCTGGTTCTATACTTTTGGAGTCTGGTACAATTGACTCTACTTCTAAACTTGAGGGTAGTAACTTCTATATTGTAAATGAAACAGATGCGACTGATGCTGACAGACCACAAGAAGGTGATGCGATTTATCACCCAACTCTCAAGAAGTTATTTGAAATTAACTTCGTAGACCATGATGAGCCATTCTATCAGTTGGATAGTAATCCAGTTTATAAAATGCGGTGTCGATTGTTTGATTATGGTTCAGAAGCACTAGATACTGGTATTACTGAGATTGATGCGATTGAGTCTTCGTTGTCAGTTGCAAGTTCTGATTATCAATTAACTCTTGAGCAATCAACGGGAACGACTATTAATCAGGGAATTAGGATTGTTTATGATACCAGTGAAGATAGTGGTTTGCTGTTGGATGAGACTGATAGTGATAACATTATCGGTGAAGATGAAACTACACTTGGTGGTGAGAGTATTCTACTTGAAACTGGTGGTGATGAGTTCCTTATACAAGAAGACTATATAATAGGTGATATGAGTACAGATAAAACAGCTCAAAATGAGTTGTTTGAAACATTGGATGATACTGTACTAGACTTCAGTGAATCAAATCCATTTGGTGATGCAGGGAGTGCAGATTAATGTTTGATCTAAGTAATATACTAACTAGACCTAGCAAGGAACAACTTGCTATAAAGTTGTCGGATGCGAAAAGACATAAAGAAACTTATACCCAGAGAAAAGATGCTTATAATGCTAAGAGGCGTGTAGTTGCTAAAATGAAAATGGAGATGACATTATGCTAGGAACCCAATTCTATCACGAAACAATACGCAACATAGTTGTGGGTTTCGGGACAGTTTTTAATAATATTCAGTTAGTCCGTAAGGATAACACTGGAGCAATTCAACAGACCATGAAGGTTCCTCTGGCATACGGACCAAGACAGAAGTTTCTTGTTCGATTGAACGATGATGCAGACCTTAGTAAAGCTGCATCAGTTACTTTGCCTCGTATTGGATTTGAGATTACTGGTCTTACTTATGACCCTGCACGAAAGTTAAATCGTGTTCAGAAGTTTAAGAAGGTTAAGGGTGATAAAGCATCTCAGCTTGATACCCAGTATATGCCAGTTCCATATAATATTGGTTTTCAACTTTATATTCTTGCAAAACAGTCTGATGACGCACTACAGGTTATCGAACAGATTCTTCCATACTTTCAGCCAGATTACACAATAACGATGAATGATAATCCTAATATGGATGTAAAAAAAGATATTCCTGTCATTCTAAACAGTATTAGTTATGAGGATGATTATCAAGGAGACTTTACAACTAGACGAGCAATTATCTATACTCTAGATTTCACATGCAAGTTCTATCTCTATGGTCCTATTACCTCTAGTAAGGTTATCAAGACTGTACAGGTTGACCAATATGCTGATTTGCCGGACACTACACCGACACGAGAGCAGAGATATACAGTTACACCAAACCCAACTAGTGCTGATGCTGACGATGATTTTGGATTCAATGAAGTGACATCCTTCTTTACTGATGCGAAAAGTTATAATCCAGTAACAGGTACAGATGAGTAATTCTATCGATAAGGCCCTTGGTGTAGTGGAAAAACTTGCAACCCCACTGTCGTACTATAATGCTCCATCAAAGTCTAAACCAATTGTTACATTAGGTGATGATATTGATGATGATTATAAATATCAAAGAGACAACTTCTACAATCTGGTGGAGAAAGGTTCAGCTGCGATTGAAGGTATACTGGAGCTTGCAAAAGAAGGTGAGCATCCAAGAGCATATGAGGTTG